TTCATTAGGGGATTGTGTCAGTAATCCTATTACTTTACAAGGGCGTAATAGGATTGGTTGCTGAGACCGAGACTCGCCGCCCACTAAGGAGAGGGACGAATGCTCGTAAAAGACGGTCTTCAGCAGGGGGTGTATTAGTGACAGAATCCCCATAGATTGAGGCCCCATCATCTGATAGGGCCTCGCCAGGGTTAGGTAGTGGACGCCGCCGCGGGCGGCTCAGCCTCCGGCTCTGTTCCCGGGCTTTCAGCTGGTTCCGGGGTAGCTTCAGGTGGTGCAGGGGCTAAGAATTCCTCCTGCATGTCGTCGACCTCATAAGCAGACGAGATTGGATCTTCGTCATCCTGTTCCTGTAAATCCCAGAACTCCTGAAGTGTTTCAGGCGGTTCCGCATCTGCTCTCTCCTGAGCGACCATAGCGCGTACTTGTTCCATAATTTCATCGCGCATTGAGATTTTCTGATCCACTGGGACTTCAATAGGAACGGGGTCCACAAAGGTTTTAACATTTTTAGAGCCTCTCATTTACAAGATCCTCGATTTAGCTGATTTAGGCACCATGGATTTTTGCTGTATTGAGTGATTGACCATAGTCCATAGTTTATCACCAGTTTCCACGTTGAACGTGCGATTTGTGGGTGTACAAGTGACGAACTCACCATTAAGAACCGGTCTTGTCTCATAATCCTGAGCCATATGCCAGTAGTTTAGGGTCGTACGAAATTCGCCGCGAATACCTGAATAGTGATGTTTATACTCACCGTAGCGATCATTGAAACCAAAAGTTTCAAGATCTTCAGCAGTGCCATCTGCATAAACTTCAGCGTTAAGAATTGGCTGTTGTCCGATCTGAGCGAGCTCTTTGGTAAAGAAATCCTCTTTATCTGTTTTGAGCATATGCCGTGATACACCGTTTTGGTACATAGGCATAGGAATAACGGACATTAAGGACAGCACTATTCCGTGTTCCTCAAAATATTTACGTACACGTTTAGAGCGCACAGCGCCAATACCATGGCCGTACATATCGCCCATACCGTAGCCGTTTGATTCGGACAAATCTGTAACATTGGGAGATTGCTGAAGAACTTCTGAGATCTGAATAGTCTGCTTAGATCCTCCTAAATATTCGACGCGTTGCAATCTTGCATCGCTAGGGTTAATTCCGAGGTACTGTAGATATTCGGTATAGCGAGACCCGTATTGAGCACGTGCTTCAGAGTAACGCTGTAGAGCCATGAATTTTCGAAATTCATTAACATCAATTCCAGCAGCTGATTCTAAATCAGCATATAAATTACCAAACGCTGGATCTGAATTTGGCCCAACTACTACAGGAGAGTTTGCGGTACCATCATGTCTTAGGGTCCTATTAGCGCCCTCGCCATCAATTACATTAATTGATGGATTTACAGCATTTGTACCGGTTGTAGCTACTGGTGCAGAAGTACCAATTGGAATAGATAAGGATGCCCCTTTCTGGGTCCACGGACGAGCCGTAGTAAAATAATCCTTAGACCAAGCTACACGAGGTGGTTTTTGATGAGCTAACTGCTCAAGAACTGCGGGATCCCTCCAATCTGGAACATCAACTAAATCCTGATCCGCATAATACTGCTCATAGGTAAGCCAAAAAGCTCTGAAATCCAGAGCAGAAACCTCTAAACCATCAGCAGGTGGAACTCCGAGCAAATCTGCTAAAGAACCAACATGTTGAGTACCAGCAGCCGCAAAATCAATTGTGATTTTAGGGACTGTCTGAGTATCGTCGTTATTTTTGCCTCCTGTTATAAAGTCCTCGAATGAACCAGTATCACCAAATTCCTCACCCCAAATAATACGCGTAGGAGCATACCAATTATGAAATCTGGCGGTTATAGGGTGCATTACTGGTGCAGCCTGAGGCGCCATTCGAATTAGCGCTGATGTTCTGTGCTGGTGAGTAGTGCCGGGTATGACTTCCATATTACCGACGGGCGTTAGGACGCCCATGTTTGTAGTTTGGATGTTGTAGTGACTTAGACTGTGATTGTATCTTTTCATGTTTACATCCTGTAACCGATTTTACGGCGACGAATTGGGGAGCGACCACGACGGCGCATCCCATAAGAGCGACGGCCGGTGCGACCACGATAACCGCTACTTCGGCGGCGAAAAGAACTCCTGCGACGGTATCTCATAATATTACTCCTATCGATTTAACATGCCACGGCCCCGTGGCAATTTTAAATTACGATTAAAGGCGTCATGAGCACGAACGCCATAATTACGGTAATCATTAATATTAAAACCAAGGTCTTTAATAGCTCTAATAACCCCATATGGGAGGGAGATGAGTTCTCCATATTCATTTTCGACTGCTTCAACTGGAACTCCTTCTGTGAGTTTAACAACTATATCTTTTGCAATTTGCAAAGTACCGGGTGAACCTTTCTGTTCTTTAGGACGATCAGTATTAGGTGGCCTTTCTATAATGTTTTTTGTAGCTTGCGCTTGCGCATCATGTATTGATGTCGATTGACCTTTAATCGGTGTATTTGCTCGAATGTCAGCGGTTTGAGCCCGAACATTTTCGATTTGGGCTTGAAGGAGGTCGTTAGATAACTTCTTAGATTGCAAGGCGCCAGCAATATTCGTATTGGGCTGTTGAGGTAGTGATGAAGACGGATTAGATACAGTTTGTCCACTGGTCATTCCTGCTGCTAATGTTGGATGTAGTCCTGCTTTTTTAAGGTCTGCAACTCTGTATTGCATGGGCTTATAGAACTGATCTTTCTGAAGTTCATATTGTTGGTTGAACTGTGAGACTGAACGGTTGTAATCGCGAACGTTCGTTGCTGCTCCAACTACTGCGTCTATGATTCCACCTATCATGATTAACACCTATATATGATGTTGCGCCTTTGGGCGCGTTGTTTTCTCCAAGAAGACACATTTCCGCCCGATCTTTGTATTTGAGCGGCAATGCTTTTTAGCATCTTCTTTTTGTATTTCTTGCGGATCCTGCATTCTGTAGGTCTGAGTGTGATCCGAAGAGTATCCCGCTTTACCACAGGTTCTTGGACCTGCTGCTTAGGATATTTTGTCGTTACGACTATCTTTTTAACTGTTCTCCTGTGGAGCCTTGTTCCATAGTCATGAGTTTTAATTTTAACTTGAGGTAGGTAATTGCTTGCTTTAAATGTTCTTCTTTTTCTATCTGAGCTAAATTTTTGATGTGCTCTATCAGACACAGCTGATTTTCGTGTTTGATTTTGTCTTGCATTATTTGATCTCCTGTTTGCCATATTAATAGTCTATCATAGATTTGACTGTTTGCAAGCTTCTTGTCTTTTTTTCTTCCATTTTTCTGTCTTTACCAGTGCCAAGTGACGGGCTTTGGCTTCTTGATTTATATCGTAGGAGTTGGCGGTTTTCCATGTTTCTAATACTTGCGTGAGTAGCTGCCTCTTGGCGTCCGATAATCCACTTTTTGAAACTAGAGTCTCTAAGATTAAGTTCTTCCCATATCTGTCGAGTGGCCAGAGACGTCCATTTAGTCGATAACAGCCGCGTTGTATATTCTTCAAAATTTGTACCTTCTGAGGATCCACGCAACCACGGTACTCGGGATCTATGTGCTTTATAAGCCTCGTGAAACGGTTGGCCATCGCGATAAGCGATTCGTGCCCTATCGGCGGATGCTTCGACATAATAGCGAACTCGGCAGGGGCCCCATCCGGTAATAATTTCTCCGATACGATCTTCTTCATAGTGTATTGAGCCACATATTGGGCACGATTGGGATTGAGTAACTTCACGTCGACCAGTCCGATTAGACGTCTGCTCTGTGACAAGTTTAGCGAGTCGTTGTCTGATTGTCCTCTGATAGACCATGCTTTTTTTACCTCTTGTTCGAATTGTTCGGGATCCATATCTATAAATAGTGCCAAGTGATAATGAGGGCGCTGTAATTTATCGCCATACTCACCTACTGCATGATATTTGAACTTTTGACCTCCTATATTTTTCCTTAAACGTTTTAAGAAGTTTTGAAGATCTGGCTTGTTTAGTACCAAATCACCGTTTTCGTTGAATCTGACTGTATCTGTGGCATGAGTCAGAGTTATGAAATAAGAAGTGCTCCACCGGGTCGATTCCAAAAGAATACGACCGGCGCGAGCGTTTCTCTGGTTAATGCGGCAGGGCAAGCACTGACCGCAGGGGTGTATAACATCTGGTTTAACCTGAGGGTAATAACACTTCATTAGGGGATTGTGTCAGTAATCCTATTACTTTACAAGGGCGTAATAGGATTGGTTGCTGAGACCGAGACTCGCCGCCCACT